ATGTCTTTAAATAAAAGAAAAGGAGTTTCCATTGATAATATTATTGGGTACACATTGCCCAAGCTTCACACAGGAAAAAACTGGTATATCGACTTCAAAGCCTTCGATCCGCTTGAGCAAACGATGAAGCGAAAGAAGTATATGTTAGATGGTATAGACAAAGCCAGCGAACGAAAAAAACGAGCAGCAGAGGTTATCACTAACTTGACTAATCAGCTTCGAACTGGCTGGAATCCGTGGGCTGATACATCTAATTCACGTCAATACACACAATTCATAGATATTATTCAATTGTATTATAAATACATCACCAAGCTGCATAAATCAAATGTGTTCAAAGAAACCACTTTTCTGGATTATAAGAAACGAATCAAGATGTTGGCAGAATATAATGATAAGCGGTTGAAGCCAATATTATACATCTATCAATTTGATAAGACCTATGTTAGTGACTTCTTAGATTACATCCTCATAGATCGTGATTCATCCGCCCGAACTCGGAATAATTATCGTACCTGGCTTTCATCCTTCAGCACTTGGTTGCTAGAAAAACAGTATATAGATAAAAATCCGGTAGAGGATATCAAGTCACTAGTGGAAGGAGATAAAAAAAGAAGTGCACTACAACTAAAGGACCTGCAAAAACTAAAATCCTACCTTCAGACTGCCAACCCCTATTTCCTACTGCTTTGTCAGTTCGAATACTATACGCTTATTCGCCCAGACGAATTGTCGAATATAAAGCTGAAGGATATATACCTGAAAGAGCAAAAGGTTTTCATCGCCTCCAGTATATCTAAAAATAGAAAGGATGGAATGGTTGGTCTAAACGACATTTTAATAAAATCCATGATCGATCTGAATGTTTTCTCTCGTGCCAGTGAATGTTATTTGTTCGGTAAGGATTTTATGCCCTCAATGGAGAAGTCATCTGCACGTTCATACCGAACGTATTTTAATAAAGTACGTGAAGATTTAAAGTTCCCAGATTCATACCAATTTTATTCATTGAAAGATACTGGTATCCGGGACTTGGCAAACTCAGCCGGAATAGTCATTGCTCGTGACCAGGCACGTCATGCAGACGTTTCTACCACTAACAAGTATTTGAAAGGGGAAAATCTTCCCGTACATGAAGAAACCAAACACTTCGACGGGCTATTTTAAGTAGCCTCGTAGAAGTATCCGTTTTTTTGAGGATCAATACCCTTATTATCCACTTTATATTCTATTTGCTTGCAGACATATGGTTTGTTTCGGATAATAAAAAGGCTCATTGGACTATACATCTTGTTTGTTATAAACTTAACGTGTAACTCAGATTGCGTATTAATCTTCATTGTGCTACCGAAAACAAGATTATACATGGTAACTATCCCATCTACTTGATTTAACTCAAAAGAAAACCCTCTATTTTTTTCTCCATTAAGCAAGTCATCTGATAACACGAAGGGCCATGGGTAGTTAAAAGGCTCCCATGGTCTAACTGCCGCCTCATTCCACTTAATTTTCTGCATTGCCCCATCATTTATTGCCAATTCTATAATATCCCTATTGGGATTTGCATTTAAATCCCCTTCAATCAACCCCTGTACATCTCCGGGTCTTCCGTTATAATCATCTGCATCAGCTTTCATTCTCACAGCATAATGCCAGTAATTACTAAATTTATCGGCGCCTTCAATTTGATATTTTTTATTTCCTTGTACATTTACTGTTGCCAGTTCCATTTGTACCGGAAAGATTTTTAGATCAATAGTAGCTTCACTTTTATTTCTATTCAGATTTCTAAATTGGTTCACCTTTCTTAAATATCGATTATTCCCATCTCTATAATCTATATACTGTCTTCCACCTGATTCATAGATGTATTTCTTTTTACTACCATCATCCAAGCCATCATAATAACTTTGTAATTCAGAATAATTATCAAAAGCCTTTACTTCAATAACTTCTGTGATACTCTCATCCAACCGTAAATATTTGTCTACTGACTCAAACGCATAAGAAATATTTGCATCTGAAATATCCTCTGACCTTTCATCGTCTATATCTACTTCAAACTCATCACACACATCATTCAAAAACACTTTTTCCTGGTCGAAATACAATGTTCTTCTGACGATGCGTATTGTTTTGTTTGCATCATCAGCCTCTATTACAATACCGAAAGAATGCTCCACTTCTTCGATAAATTGCGCAATAGTCCAATGTGGCAATACCTGGTTAAACAACAAAGTTCGTTTAGCGTTCGCAATAAAAGCATTTTTCAAAACGGTACTCTCTATCTGATTTTCAGATATCGTATATCCCAAAGTATTAAATATTTTCCGAATTATGAAACACCAATATGGTTGAACAGCTAATGTAGTATGATGATCGCCATAAATATACCCCCACATACCGTCAATATAATCCATAGTATATGTACGAGGAATATTGATAATAGCATCACCTGTAATATAACAGACTTCATTATGTATCACATCATTCTGCGTTTCATGTATCGGAAAAAAAACAAAATCCGTTTCCCCGTACAAACCATACATTTTTTTATATCTGTCCGCCGCAGACAGTCTAGATAAAAAAGAAACATAATTTTCTTCACTGTATAAGTTACCATAACTATCAACCACGCCTCCTAAATCCATCTCGTCAATATACAGATTTTGAAATTTTGATTGAAAATTAAATTCTGCATTACCCGAAAGAATCTGTATTTTCATTTTTTCTTCTGTTATCTGTGTTACAGTAGCAGTACCATCAATAATCTTATGTCCGTCTGCAATGATGCGGGCACTCATATTAAAAACAGACTTAGTAATATCGAATCTGTTTATATGGCCTATATTTTTTATATTTTCACTACAATCCTTCAACGGTATTTCAACATCAAAAGTATATTTGCCCGACTTTGTAAAATAAGCATTTTCATCTACTAATTTTATGGAAGTCGTTTCATTTATATATACTCTTTTATTATTAAGATATAATTCAATCATAATCGTGACTTGTTAGCTTTCAACTTTTTATAATGATTATATTGTTTTTCAAATCCATGTTCCCCATCAATGGTAACATACGATTCTATTCCCTCATCCAATGTCATGGAAAGTTTTTCCATAATACTTGATGCTCTATCCAGTGCGTTCGACATCACTCCAATTAACACTGTAGTATTTTCATCTGAGGAAGTGGAAGATGTAGAAACAGGCGTAGCAGAATATCCCTTATCTAATGACATTGAAATATCTTTTGCTGTTAATGAACCAACCGTATTGTTTTTTTGCGCATAATCAATTAACTGAAGAACCGGAAGTATATTCGGGTTATTCACTGCTTTATGATTTGCAACAAACTCACTCGCATGTACCGTTCCTACTTCTTTCTTCGGATCACCCAATGGTGTAAAACCGCCTGAGTAATATCCTGCTTCCTGGGCTTGAGCTTGCTTTCTAATTGTGGCGACTTGAAGCATACCACTTGCAACAGCCATACCCGCAAATAACGGTGCCAGTATCGGACCTGCCGGAAAACCAGCCTCCCACCCAGCGGAGTAAGCTCTTAATGCAGATATAGCCGTTTCAGCTAATGCTTGGGCTATTTGTATAGTGGTTGCTTTCTTATTGGCCTTTGATTTCTCAGCATTAATAGCCTTGTCTTTTTCTTTCTCCAGTTTAGCCACTTTATCTTTATTGTCACCAGCTGCTTTAATCTCTACATCATATTTTTTTTCAATTTTAGCTATTTCTAGTTCAGAACATGCTTGGCTAAAGTTTGAATAACTAGAAACAACTCCATTGATTTCTGAATAATACATCTGCACTTTTCCTGCAAGTTCAGAGAAGTAAGAGGCATTTTCATTAGCCATTGCCTGCAAATAAGAACGTTGCGCTATTAAACCAGCTTCATGCATTGTGTTCAAATTATCCATAGTTCTTTGATGAATATCAGCATCTGCCCCAAACAATGTACCCCAAAAGTCATTATTTTCACCTTTATTATTACTATCAACCATTGCTTTATCTTTAGCCTGTTGCAATGCTTCTGAAATTTTCTGATCCCATGCTTCTACAATCTGTCGATTAGACATACCCGCATATTTCTGCTTTATAACTTTCAAATACCTCAGATATTCTTCTTCTTTAAGAATTTTCTCTTTATATAGAAAATCAAGACCATCAATTTCTACTTGCATCAATTGTTCAAGGTCTTTTTTAGAATACTCCTCTCTAAATGATGATAACAATTCTTGGAATTCTCTTTGCTTCCGTAACTTCTCTTCACTCTCCCTGTCTGTGATTTGCTTCTCATAATCGTGCCATTCCTCAGATTTTTTTTCATAAAGAGCCTGTTTATCTGATAACATTGCAATATCAAGCATGAATAATGCCTCATTCAATGCATACTTATCAATCTTATGATCTTGATAGGTATCAACCCATATCATTTCTTCTTTTCTGGCACACGCTTCAATTTCATCCAAAGAAAATTTATTTTCCTTCTCTACTCCTTTTCTAAGTAAATCCTGCTTTTTCGTTAACAACTGATTGTATTCATTGCTCTCCTTGTCATAAAGAGCCATTTTATTATCAAACTCTTTTACATCATTTTCATTTATAGCTTTGCAATATTCACGATATGCCATATCTCCTTTAGAATAATTCGCTTTTATGAGAGCCTCTTCTTTTGCGGCAGCAGCTTCCACTTTTTTTAGATTCTCTTTCAAGATCTTCTGTTTTTCCTTGTCAGTAAGATCATCACTTGGGGGCATATCGTCATTACTCCCGTCATTACTATTTTCGACTGGAGAACTAGACAGGTTTTTAATAAACGGAGCCAACTCATCTTTTAATTTGGCGACCTTGTTTATTGTCTTATCAGCCGCTTTTATAAATGGAGAAATCTCTTTTGAGAAATCTTCCCATCCTTGTGACCCTCCAAATAGGTCATAAGCTGCACCCGAACCAAACTCCCGATTTATTTGCTCATAGATTTTCTGCCTCACATTCCCGGCTCCATAGTCCGGATTGTCAGTTATTACCTGGTTTGTCACGTCATTAATCAATTCCGACAACCTAGCTTTTTGATCCTTTGTTGCATTAATGGCAATATCGACTGATTTTCTAAGAGCTTTCGATTGTTCGTCCAGACTCTCTTTTACTATTTCACTTTGTTTACTCGCTAATAACTCACGGGCATAATGATCATTCATGGCTGCCGTTGCCTCTTTATATGCCTTTTTTATATCATCAACAGTACTTTTCTCATCAAGCAAATTTGTAAGGTACTTACCGAACCCGGAGTTAAATTCATTAATTAGCCTAGTCCTTTCCGCCGTTTTCTCATTTGTTTTTAGAAGCTGATTATAAATCTTATTCAGTTCATTCCTTTCTTCACTAATGGCAGAGAAAAACTCTTCTGTTAGTGTTTTAGCTTTTTTTGTCCTGGTAGCAAGTAAATAAATACCTCCGGCTACGGCTGTAATTACAGTTAAAAGAAGTCCTAACGGATGAAATTTTGTCACCAAGAAAAATGCCTGCATTGCCAGTTTTGCTTGTCTTAATCTTCCGGTTAAAACAGAGGTTGCCGCAATATATAACCAAGTTGATGCCGCTACTGCTTTATCCCAAAATAGCTTTAGTTTCTGAACTGCATTATATTCTATGATAGCAGTTTTAACTTTATTAGTCCATAGGTACTGAAGTTTTTGGACTGGAATATATGTCCCCAAAACAAGAGATGCATAAACAATCGTTTTGCCATACTTTCCCAAAAACTCAATCAGGCTAGATAGAACTTTTATAGTAAGACTTCCGGTAGATATACCATACTGGGCAAGCGGAAGAAGCTTTTCTCCCAACTCAATCGTTAAATCTGCAAATTTCTTTTTAGATTTATCAATACCCGCTTGTACTGTATTATTCTGCACATTAAATTCATCTATAATACTTGTTCCCTCATTATACGCCTCATTCGCTGTCTTTTGAGCAACTCGTATTCCCTCAATTTTTCCAGCCAGGACAGAAAGGACACTTGCGGCTCCCTGCCCGTCCAATTTCATTTTATCAAATAAAGGAGCTAATTGATCTAATGATCCCTTTTTGTTCAATGATTGCAAGAATTGAAGAATGGCTTCATTCGCATCTGTTTTCAATAATTTGGTAAACTCGGCAACATCCTTTCCTGCAATTTTTGCAAATTTAGCAGGCTCTTGGTACATCTTCATCATTACGTTTTGGAAAGCGGTCGCTGCTGTTTCATCCCGTAACATATTCTGATCCAAGACAGATGCAAAGCCAATTATATTCGCCTGACTGATTTTGGCCTGATTAGCGGCTCCCGCTACACGTGCTGTAAAATCAACGAGATATGCTTCTGCTGCACTACTTGTTTGCCCTACCGCATTTATAGCACTACCTGTTGCAAGCATTGCTCCTCTCAAACCTTTTTCTTTATCTTCCCCAAACATCATAGCCAACTTTCCGATGTTTTTGACAGCATCTTCACCTAAATCCTCTCCTAGAGCCACATTGATTTTATCAGCAGCATCTATAAATTCCAAAACATCTTTTTTTGAAGATTTTCCCAATCTTCCAGCATCTCCGGCCAAAGCGTTCAACCTTTCACGTGCTGTACGTGTGTCCATTTGTTTCAGGTCCTCATTCAGAGATTTAACCTGCTCCTTTGTCATTCCAGTATATTTGATAACCTGCGATTCGGCTTCCTCCATATCAGCATAACCTGCCGTCGCTTTACGAATAGTAAATGTCAAACCTGTAATGGCGGCAATGCCTGAAGCTGCCAATGCTCCCCATTTGGTAAATCCATTATTAAAACGGGTTAACCATCCCTCTGACTCAACAACCTCACTTTTAACTTTCCGAAGTTCTGCATTTACAAACTTCAGTTGTTCCTGGTACTTCCTCCATTCGGCTGATCCGCGCTTGACATGGCCGGAAGAAATTTTGGCGTTTATATCTCGAATTAAGTTGCGCAATTCTTTTGGTGTGGCCAACCCAATATTATTCATTGCTGCATCAATATTCTTGGTATTGGTTCGCATTACCTTGAGTTGCGCATTTGTTTCGCGCAACTCTTTTTCTAGCTGTTTTATCTTCTTGGTATCTCCTGCTTTGTACGCTTCGGCCAAACGACCTTTAAGGGAATTTGCATAACTTTCTAGGGATTGCAACTCTTTTTTTGCATCTTCACCATTTACCTGAACTTCTACGGTTGCTCTCTGTCTGATTTCCATTATCTTCTGAATTTACTACGAACGAACAAAATCAATGATATTCCGGCAACAACTAATATGACGGTGGTAAACCGGATACAGAATCGTTGCCATTTAGTCAGCTCCTTTTCGACTTCTACTGTAATAGTCTCTACTTTTTTCTTGCTAGTAGATAGGGATGTCTCTTTGGATGGAAGGTACACTGTGTCCGGCGGTACTTTAAAATTAGTCATCAGATTTCCCAAACTGTCCAAAAGGAATTGAAGTTGCACATTTTTTGTGTTGGCCATATCAAGCCACCTCAATACAACCTTACCATTCTCATCGCACTCAAGTAAAGCGCGGATCGCTGCACTGTCTGCCGGTTTCACCACCGGAACTAACTTCTCAATTTCAATATAGACGCTATCGCGTTCATCCGATATTGACGAACTTAGCCTCGATGTCCGACATGAGGACATCAAGGCTAGTAACACAACAATGATTAATAGTACTCTCATACATTCAAAATTAGTTCTCCGTATCGAATACCGTTCAATCTCCGTAGCCATCCTTTTAAGAATTTGGCTTGTCCCGGTTTAGCCGCACAGTCCCGAAAATGTCGTTCTCTGCGATTCCAAATTTTCCGAAACAGTTCTTCCGGGTCAGCCGCATTGATAGCTGTAATAGTTTTAGGTCCTACCACCCCATCCATGCTAACAGAGATAATCTCTTGAGTGTATTTGATTCCCCAGGCTCCGCTAGCCCAAACCCAGTCTACCAAGATATTGGCAATATCCTGGCTTTTTATGGTATCAGCTTTGCAACGATCCCAATAGTGCGGTTTCAAAACACATTTCTCCATGTCTTCCGGAGACAGTAATTTAAGATCATCGACATCGATATCACCATCTCCATCTTTATCGTACCCCACCTTTTTCCACGTAGCAATAGTTACTCCCTTGTTTGTTGCTCCTCCTTTATCGTCCGGATCATTGACGAAGCCCCCTTCCCATGAGAGAATAAAGGGCACTAACACTTTAATGTCTGCCATACTTTAGAAAATTAAACGAATGATTAAACCAATAAAAATCCCAATTGCATCAGCCAACAGGTCCTTGCAATCGAAATATGTATGTTTCAAATATTTGTCAGAGATTTCTTTGCCGACAGAGAAGAATACGGCAACACATAAACATATACACCAGGAACACAATCCTATTTGCATAATAAGGATATTTACCCCGGCATGAAGAATCTTATCTTCGTGGGCCTGAATGTTTTTTTTAAGCTTCATCGTGATCTCCTTTCTTATCAAAGTCCTTGAGACGGTTCACGATATATTTAGGAAAGAAGCCAGGTAAGACCTCCTCTACGTTTTCTATGATCGACAAGCCTTCACGCACCATCAACAAAGTACATCCGAAAGCTTTAAACCATTGCAGTGTAGTTACGGCGTCACCATTCACGGTAAAACGTGAAAGTACATGAGTCAGGATCATCACTGCACTATATACAATGAGTTTCCTAGCTACCATACCATATCCCTTACTGGAGATATCTTTAGTAAGCCAATGTTTGAGTACGCCCAACAGTGTATCTACCACCATCAGCACGGCCAACCACTTTACAAATTCCCAATCAGAGAATACATAGACTTTGAAAAAGTCAAGAATGCCCGATATCGGCAAAGCAACAATACAGGCATATTTAAGATTCTTCATACTTTTGATTTTTTATTCAAAAGTATGAAGAGAGTCAGAAAGGTAAAAAGACAGGTTTATTCGTAGTTGCTTAAATCAACAGCATCCTTCTTTTTCCAACCAGTAGCCAACGTACGCTGAACAAACTGTATTTCCTTAGTATAGAAATCAGTTATCTTTTCTAAAGTGTCAAATTCATAATAAACCGGTTCTTCATCCGTCCCGAACTTAAAGGTCACTGGAAGAGATGCCCCATCCGTCTGCAAAGCAAGATCATAAGCAGCCTTGTAATTGAATTGATTCTCCTGTGATAACCATACCAATACCTCATTATAGGCAAATCCGGATATAATTTTGTTATTGATCTGCTGATTATACCAATCAACTATCAGGGCTTTTACTTCATCAACAGACGGTTTATAGGAAAATTCCTCTTCCATATAAGACACCATTCCCTCCTGTTCACCTGGCTGTACATCCCAGCGTACACGCCATTTATTTCTGACCGGATTGGTGCACTCCAGTAATTGCACCAATCCCCCTCCTTCTACTCGTTTCATATTATACTTTTTCATACATTACAACACTGATTCCAATGATTTAAACTTAGTCACTTCTTTCTCTATGACGATTATGCCACGGAAAGCAAGACGCGTTCCATAAAACGGATTCTCCGCTGACGCGTAATTACCACTATTCACAAAAGAAATGCCACCTTGAGGATCTATTTGATAGCTTGAACGTACACACACCATTTGTGATGCCGAGCCAACTATAAAACCATCACAATAAAATGTGGTTCCACTACCCACTTGGGATTGCGCGCCAATGATATCACAATATTTTTGGTGCACAACACCCATCAGATAGTTATTCATCGATACTGAACGTACCTTACGGATTGTACCGTCAGGCATCTCAATATAGAATTTAAACTGCTCAGATGCAGGAGTGTTAGGCAAAGAGACTTTGCACATCCATTCATTTTTATGACCATACCAGTTTTCATATCCCATACAGTTACTGGAATTAATACGAATGTGGATCGTCTGACCATTTATATCCTTAGAAGGATACCAGGAGAATTCAGTTTTGTGAACCCCGTCAATATCGTAACTGATAGTATCCTGCATACCGATCTCCGCAGTAGTACCAATAATCCGGCTTGTATAATTCTGTCCGGAACCGCACTGATCCTGGGCGTTCCGTCTGCCATACTTAGCGTAGAAAAGGTTGGCAACATCTTTGTGCATCTCCCAGTCTATTAATTGCAAGCCGCGCTTTTCAGCATAAAAACAGAAGTTAGTTTGTGAAATGCCTGCAATATTACTCGTACCAACGAAAGACGAGCTTAGAGCCTCGCCAACGGTAACAGCCTCGCCAACGCCTGTCAAGCAAGAGGTATGTTCCACCCAATCCGGTTCCATATCCTCGATCTTATCGCTGTTAGATAAAACAACCAAATCAAATTCTGCATTGTTGAAGATAGTGAAATAAAGGAAAGCAGCTCCTTCCGGAACATCAACTACAAGATACATACCTTCAGCGAACTTGTTGTTTAGCGTCGGAACTGAAAATGATTTAACGACATTACCGGAAGAGTCTACAAAAATACTTCCTATGAAATTAATTCCGAGCGTAGTCGGGAATCTAACCCGCTTATGCTTCGATACGTCTACACCGCAAACGCTATAGTTTGTATCCGGAGAATAACTTTCGATTAAAGTAGCCTTACCTATCATTATTTTATTTTTCTCACGATAAAGACCGGATTCTTTGATATCATCAAGATACACCTTATCACATACCGGGATGTCAGGCATGTCAGCATTAGAGCTGTAACAGGTGTACTTCTTATTGTTCAGATAGTCATTGATACCCTTATACCAATAATGCGGTTCATACATCCAGATTTCACCCTCCGTACTATCCAATTTGGCAGGAGTAGCACCGGATATCTTCTCTGAATCGGCATAATAGTTAGAGTTCTCATCGTGTAGATTGCAAATCACCATTTTACCTTTTTCAGCCTGCTTACCCAAAACACGGTGACGTTGAGACAATATCTTATTTATATGGCCACTAGGTACATAAGTGTTACTGTATTTATAGCCGGTCAAATTATCAAGATTACTGATATTGGCGTCATCGGCAACCGTATCATCAAACTCAATCATCGTATATTTAGGCTGAATGATGGTCAGTTCCGGGAAATGGGCTACGGCAGCCGTATATTCTTCATCTGACATGGAACAGGTAAGACGGTAAGTTCCCACCAGACGACAGGAAAGGACGTTGCCACCATTCTCATCAACCCCACCCATAGACATGAGAGACCGTATCAATATGCCGTCACCCTCCATGTTAATACCGGTAACACGGAGATACTTGGTTGAAGAGCACTTGGACAATAGGATTTGCCAATCAATCAGAGCACAACTATCGACAACCAAACGGTTTATCTTGTCCGTACCTTCTAAAGTCAGACTGGCATTGGATAGCTTATTGAGATATCTCAATTCAAGCGTCTGAAGGGTAGCAGGAAGAACGGCTACTGACAAGGGAGAACCAGGCGCAAAGGATACTCCGGTCAATGCAGATTTGCCGGCACGGAAAGTCTCAAGCTTGGAGTTAGAAGATAAGTCCATAGAGGTAAAGCTAGCACTTTGCAGACCTGTTAAATTCAACTCACGAAGGTTCCTGCATTTGTCAACCAAAAGGGCGTTCATCGTTTTTTGCGTAGCCGGGCAACTGATATTCAAAACTCGCAATGCTACGCAATTGCTTAGGTTTAGAGTGCCGACAATCGCATTACTGACATTAGTCAAATCAAGACCTAACATTCGAGATGCACCGTAAAAATATTGAGGGTCATTAACAATCAAATCGGTGTCGAGCATTAGTTCAACAATACTGCCGGCATCTTCAGCGAGCACACCACTTTGTTTCGGTTCGCCGGACGTGTACCCATAGCCGAAATAATAACGTTCGCTGGCGGTTATCTTAACCTTGCGCTTATCAGTAGAGAACTTATAACCAAAATAGATAGGGAATGAATCCTGTCGGTATGTACCTGCAAGATATTGGCTATCCAAAAGAGCAAAACGGTTTTGGATCGTGAATGTACGGTGAGCGTAACGGCTACCTTGAAGGGCGTACAGATAGTCATAGTATTTTGTACCCTCCGAAGTCGTGACACCCTCTGTTAAAGGCTTGATATACTTGTATTCCCCGTCCTTATTATAAATCCTCTCGCACCAGTTACCCATCAGTTGGTTATTGAAGATATCAAGTACATCCTCGGTGCTCATATTACTACGGATATTCCCGGCAACTTCCTGCAATTTCTCCGGCCAAGAGCGGACAAGTTTCCAAAGTATGGAGTCGTGACCGGCCATTGCATAGGAGCCAATAGAATCATCAAAGGTTTCCCATGTCATAGTATAGTCATACTTCAGCACGGAGTCATTACGTCCGCCTAAAATTGTATCCATGTCATAAGGAAGAATATACCAGTGAACACCGTCCCAAGTGCAGAACATCATGTTCTTTGCCCGGCTGTCAACAGCCATCAAATAGTCAGTGATTATATACCAACCGAACAAGCTGTTTACATTAAAGTAATCGGGACATTCTGCACGGAACCGGGCGGGGTCATTCTTTACCGAATTAATCCATGTCCAAAGACGGGTTACAGCGTCTTTATCCTCTTGGTCGGCATCTTCCCATGTCTTATCCGGCTTAAAACGGAATTCCAAACCGTCAGCAAAGTTTTCAGCAGTTATGTTGGAAGTACCGAACAGGCACAACGGATGAGAATTGTTCAAGAACTCAAGACAGATACATTTGTTACGGTCGCCATTCAAAGCGGATAAATCATTGAATCCGGCAATACCTTCAAAACCGTAGACATTGTGAGAATCGCTCTTTTCGTTGTTGAAATTGTACTTACCCAAATAGGTATTTACACCGGTATTATCATTATCGTAGAACAAGTCCATCGGAAAACCGTCAACACCGATACGAACGCTGCCGTCTATTTCCTGTGGGGGTGTCAGCCAGCCACATTTCTTCCATGTGTCATTGACCAGTCTCACACCACCAGTATTGTGCGTTGATGATGAGTCGGAGAAATCAGCCTTCAAACAGAAAATACCCACACGTTTGGCGCCGGGTTTGAATGAATACATCAAGTCCGGAACATCGACACCATTCACTTCCAAAGTAGTTCCGTATTTATCGAAACGTTCAAAGTAGATACGGTAGTTCTTTCGCGGATAGGTAGTAGACGATGTACCCTGTATCCGAAGTCCTGCATTACGAAGTACAAAATCATACTCCTTGCCATATGCAGAGTAGAAATACACGTCAACAGGTACTTCAAACTTTTTGTTGTTCGTTGCATTAACAAGTTCGACATCACCAACAAAGCGCATGACAGATTTACCTTGGGCACGAAGCTTTTCTATATCCACATCCGAGCCGTCGTCATTCATAACGTCGTTTTTCTGAAACAGGACAACCATTTCCTCTGATGTCGGACGATCTACCATATAGTTGGTCAGCTCTTCATCATCAGTCAGACCACGCCGATAGATACGTAAATTACGCAATTCAATATCGGCTGCATCGGAAGATACAGTAATATTTGCCGGAGCTTCCTGCTTCATACTTTCAGTCTGTGAGTACTGTTTCGCACCACAACGGATACCATTTACGTACAATTCTATCAAACGAGTACCGGACTTCTTACCGATAACGAAAGCTATTTTCAGATTCAGATCAGAAGCAAAAAGTGTATTGACAGAGCTTCCTCCGGAAGCGGTTATTTTCGCTTCCTGTGTTGTCATCTGGAAGCCTATTCCACCGGACATACACGAAAGAATGACACCGTTACGATCAGTTACATTCGAACACTTCAATTCAAATTCATACGTAGCACCGTTCGATACGGCATCATTGGCAAGGGGTTGTTTAAGAATCTCTATTGTAGCTCCATTAGTCAACTGCAAAGAGTCACCAGTCCAACCATTACTATTCCAATCAAACCCGGTGAACTTGGTTGTTACCTCGCCATCAGTCCAAACAGCCGGATTCTCTTCAGTATTGCTACGTCCGGCAGCAGAAAGTTTCAAATCAAGGTCGGCCTGTACCTCCTCGATATCAATAGAGGATTTTGCAACGTGGACTAAGAAATCATATTCAGTGTTGCCGCAAGAGAACCGCATTTCATACTCTCCCTGCTCGGTGAATCGGTTTGTATATACCTGAACGGTACGCGGCACACTTACTGTCTGTGTCTTTACTCCGTTATTAAAGACAGACATTTCAGCAGGAGTTTTGCCCGGATCGTAAACAACGAAATCGAATTGCAGCTTCTCATATTGACCGACTTCAAGCCGGGGTGTCAAATGATCATCCGGGAAAATACGACCGTCCGGGAAACGGTGCATCATGCCGATGTAGGGAACAGAAGAGCCCTCCTTGAATATATCCAGGTAAATACTTTCAGACCGGATTGTAAGATCGGAAGAAGCTTCCATTTCAGCAACCATTTGCACCGTATGTCTGCCGGGTAAAAGGTCAGACATCGAGATACTGAAGCTACTGTTCGTTTGACCGGACTTGGTGATCGTCTTGGAGTCTTTCTGAACGCCATCCACATAAAGCATTACTACTTTGTTGCCAGTTCCGGAAATAGTGAACGGAATGGATGCCGTTGCGCCGGCTGCATAGCCGCCAACAGGAGAAGCGATATTATAGCTCGATGTCAGAGACAGAGTAATAACCTTGACGGACGTGTATGCCTGCTTAGTCTGCTTCTTACCTTCCGGATCGGTAGCTGTTGCCTTTACATAGATATCCGTTGTTCCCAGGAATAAATATTTGCTCAAATCAAGGGTATATGTACCCTTAGACACATCGTTAATAGTCTCCGTGTACACAGTTTGAGCCCCACGCAGTATTTGTATGGTGAGCGTGGCTTTTTGTCCGGTAGATTCACCCTTGTCATCTCCGGAGCTGTATTGATGATCGTAATAGTAGGTAAGATGAGAGGAGCCACCTTCTTTTATAATGCTATTATCTACCGAAGCATTGAGGACAATCTTTGTCGCAGTACCGGTTTCGCCACCGCCACCCGTTCCACCTTGAAATTCAGTACTGGCTATTTCCGCTCCGGACTTGTTCTTCAGGCTCAATTTAACAGTGTTATTATCCTCATCAACTTCGGAATCAAGTGTAAAAACGGTGTTGGCATCAATTTCGTTAAACTTGGCAGTTACCGCATCATTTTGAATAGCATTTGTTGAATTAGCGTCCAGGCTCTCATCTGTTTGCGGTATCTCAATATTGATAGAAACACCACCACTTTCGTCCGGAGTATGCTTTTCGCCATTAAAAGTGATTTCCTTTATTGCTCCTGCACCACCATATTCAGCCCAGGCAGCCGGTTTATGAAAAGCAGAGATATCGTTTGACTCAAAACGATAGTCTTTCCATTTTCCGGCTGATTCTTCAATAGTAATGATTAAGCCAGGTTTGTCACTATCATCAATTTCCGCATTTACCAGTACAGCAACAGCAGTAGAAAGTGTATAATATCCCTCTTCAAGAGGATGTTGTTTGGTAACATCGTAAAAACCACTACCGGAACCTCCACCATCCTTCAACTTATTCAAAAACTGTTTCTCTTCTGCTGTCAAAACTCCAGCTTCCTTTTCAGTTGCAGCAGGAATTGTCAACTTCTTATCAGTTGACAAACCTTCCTTTGATTGCGTTTTATAAGCAACTTCCACATCCGAAGTTAAAGGTGTGACAGTGATAGTATCAGGCGCAATTACATCATCAGGAAGATTATCTACTTTAGTCTCCAAATCTTTACCACGATTACCGGGAAAAACTTCATCTCTGCTCTCCCCAATTGGTAAATTAGCCGGGGGAACTTTGCTTTCTTCGTTCAAAGGAGCGATACCGTTCGCTTTTCCTACATTTCCACTAATTTCTGATATTGACTTTTGTAGCTCTTTATCTGCCGCCTGTCTACTTTTTGACTCATCAGAAATGTTATCTAGTACTTTTTTAATAGAATCCTGTAAGTCCTCAAATTGTTCAGCAGATACAATACCGGCCTTTTCTACATTGACCAATGGTATATCTACTTCTTTTAGAATCCGGTTCCCATTGTTATCCAATGCTGTAAATGAAAGTTTCACAGCATTTTTTTCAGCGATAAACTTCAAAGATTCTCCGTCGATACTCTCAAATGGTATAATCAATGCCATTCTTTCCAAGATATCTACAAACAATTCTCCGACACGTTCTGCCGTATTATCGCCATCATTCGTCTCATCCCGAATGATGGCGGCTTTCTTTAATAGTTCCTCCATACAAACTTTTTTAAAATTATTAGCGAAGGAAATACTAACCTATTGTAGATAAAAAGACACTACCGCTTCCTGCTTCCCCAGAGCCGTGACCTCATCGAAGTACTACGTTTATGGTTTGCCTCCTCAATCTTATCGACAAGCATACCGCAAAATTCCTCTCCATACATATAAGCCATCTGCTCTTTTAATACCATGACCGAGGCAAAATAAGCACGAGAGAACCATTCACGAGGTTTACGAGGTTCCCCAAGCGTTACTTTTCCGGATTTCTGTTTATGCGCATACTCCTTACCTCTCAAACGTGGATCAAGAAATGACAGATTACCTCCATTCTCTTTAGAATATCCACGCCCGGTTCCGCAGTCTTGGAAAATCCCATATTGCATGAATTTATGTTGAATAGTTGCCAAATCCGTCCCGGAAGAAAGCGTATTACCTGTAATCTCTCTATGAAGAGAAGTCGTATCAACGACATGAAGCCGCATAATTTTCTCTCTCCAAATCGTGACCATCATCTTTTCCCACTCCTTCTGATACTTCAAACGATCTTCAGCCGTAGCAGTCGGACGGTTATCATTCTTCCCACTCCCCCTCATCATACATTAAATTAATCGGTTCAGAAACATCAATCATAAAATAAAGCCCGGTACAACCGCTTATGAAGTACTCTCCCAGTTCGCGAGAATAAACATTGTCTGTATTCAGATAGATTAATTCATTATCCATATTTTCTCTATCTTTCAGCAGTTTACTATGTACCTGACGATATAATTGCCGGCACACCTCCAAGGCAGACTGACGATCTGCCATATTATCAAACTCGTAACGCTTCATCAAAAAGATGGTAAAGGTACGTTTCTTGAAAAAGCCACCGGAACGCCGTTCCGTAACTCCATCGTTCGTATCATCTACCGCAAAAAATGCCGGCTGTTTCCGGAATCCGGCAAGAACTTCCTCCAGAGAGTTCATGCCGGAGCATGTGCATGGGTGAAAGTTGTGAGCCTTAGCAAGCTTGTTTTTATTGCACATCCTTTTAAAATAGCCGATAGCGTCAAACAAATTATTTGTGTCCATATTTCTCTTTAAATTCTTGTGTCTCACGTGCCTTTTCATTTAATTCCGTCAAGGCACGCCAACAATCCATATTTAATACCTGGTTCTCTTTTGTGATATCGCCTCCGGTTAATGCCCTAATCTCTGCGTTCATAACCGATATCATGTCCGGAACATCCCCTTCCCCTCCCGAAGATTTAAAAAAGCAAGGAAAGCAAATAGAAAAATGATTTTTCAATGAAGCAAACCACAGAAAGACAGAAAGTAGTTCGCTCTCCGAGAACAGGGAAAGTTCCGGATGTCTGCCTTTCGAGTCTACATAGAAAATTTGTGCCATCTTCTTCAGTAACTCTGAATTGTTTGTTTGCAAATACCCCTGATACAAATTCTCCAGGCTTATATATGTCCTAAACGGAATACCATGTAGTAAGATATCCACCGCATGAAATTTCCCTATTCTAGCTATACAGATGGGGGAAATAGATGGCTTATCAATAAAATTAAGTACCTGCAAAAATGATAAGATCTGCCAATCTTCCAGGAAGAAACGTATTTTATTCCGACCAAGTTTGACAGAACACACCCATCCATTTTTAACCTTACTTATCACACGAATGCCTAGTAATCGAATAAAGATGTATGTCTTTGCAGTAATACCCTCAAAATTAACCATCACATAACATACGTATCTTAGTTGCTCCTGGCTTAACTTTTCCCATGCGTCCGGCAGGGAAAAGTTAAGTACGTTACCCGAAAAAGTAACAGGAATCGTCTTTTCCATTTTTGTAATATTCAAAGTGTTTCACTTTATAAGCTTCGCTGTTCCGATACACTGGAAACTTATCAATATCATTCTCCAACAGATTGGAAACATTCGCCAACTCCTTTTTAAAGGCCGGAAGCTGCTTATTAATAAAGAATCCGACTGCTTTCCGTAACGTCCACACCAAGAGCGTTTCATGATCCGATAGACTATTCTTCCGAATCTGCGAAATCAAGTAAGTAAAAAACTCCGCAGATATTGTTCGAAAAATCAGTTCTTCAGCTTCCGAGATGGCAGGCCGAAGAGCATACAAGTCCGTCCGGTGCGCATCGGGCTTGCCTGCATAATCCCTCAACTGGTCGGCAGTATAAAAGAGAGAATCAACCATAAGCCTGGCATTAGCCGACTCCATCCAATCTTTATTCCCTATGAGGTTAGTTATGATGCGGTCTAAAGCATCATCCGCGCATTGCCTAATCAAATTTCGAAGAGCTTCCACGCGATCACGTGAAGCAGGAGAAACATTTTGATTGTTCACTACCCCGAAACCTGTTGCGGTCAAAACCAAGTCTAGTTGTGGAATAGTGCAATAAAACGCATCCATACAGATAAAGCGTTCTGCATCAAGCGTCAACGCATCCGATAGATTATTAATATCCATTGATCCAAAAACTGTACGTTGCATTTTTTGCATTGAGATGGAGAATGAATCTTCCAATGATTCAAAAACTACTGCCGTAGAATTTGTTCCAGCCAACACAATTTTTTCAAATTTATCTTTATCAATCTTGATCATCTGTATTCTTATTAGGAATGTTAGCACTCTTTTTCTTTGCATCCGTATTCTGATCCAGTGTAGTCAGCAAAATCATCGGAACATCCGGATATACTTTATCACCCCACTTATTATAATGTATTACAACATTATGAGGCATATACATCAAGTCGTGAAAAGCAATTTCGAGCGATTGCTTGAGCGTGAACAGCTCTCGTTTGTCAGAACCCGAATTATTAGACTGACTTTTACCCGGTGTTGCTCCTACCAAATTCGGATGTATGTTATCACCATAGCAAGTGATATTCGAAGCTTCCTGAATATCTTCCGACCAGTCTCCACCCTCTTTTTCGGTATCGATAACCGTTATTCGCACCATACGAATCTCCCGGCCATTCGGATCAATGTAATATCCGGTTATCCAAACTTTACCAGAGTTTTCGATTCCGGAGACGAATTTTTTAATATTCTCCTTCTCCTTTTTGATTCGTTCAAGCTGTTTCACCGGGTCAGTTAAATTTTCCTCCTCACAGATATTCATCCAATAGTCCTTATGAACTTCTACCTGGTACTTAACTTGAGCGTGGTTCTTCAGCTTCGCTTTCTTACCCTTACCAATCAGGCGTTTAATGTCAAACCAATCACCACGAAAAATTGCAGTATAGTATGGAACCGGATAATATTGAAATCCCGGAGTAGGAAACCTGACCAGGATTGCAAACTTCCTCTGATTAGTCCGGATTCTCTTTCTACCGTCCGGACCGGGTTCACGTCCCATCAGTATCTCAAGATCACCAAGCGGGTCTTTTTCATCAAGAAGCTGAATACACTCCATGTCTTTCTCCTGGAGTGCCGATTTCCGGAAATTAGCATAAAAGACATGGCGTATTTTCCCTTTTTCATCCGCTTTCTCAAAACGGCAGTAACAAGCCTCTTTGTGCCGTAGTTTAACAATCTTATCTCCTTTATTGGATAGTATAATCACCGATACGCAATAGAAAAAATATTTCATGTCTGTCGCTTGCTCAAGCGTAAAAGAAGGAATACTGTTGTGTAACAACCATTTTTTTATTTCCGGATCGGTGGTCGGTTTATCCGTCTCGATATCCATGTACTTTTGTCCTGCACCATAACAGGTGAGCACATTAAACAGCTTGTTTTGGCTCATAACTTCATCTACCCCTATCAGCTTGATTATTTCAAAAGGTAGTTTGTCATCCGGGCCAAACGAAACATATCTAAATTTCCGGAGACCGACCACCGGGATAACGTTTACATTCTCTCCATCTTCATCGAATATATCAGCACTATCCTCTATTGTTGCCATCGATGCTTGTACATTCGATTCTGCGAGCGTAAAAATCTCACTTGGCATATAATCTGCCTCACTTACATTCATCATAAATATATTGTCATTGAATTGATTTCAAACATAGTGATATCTCTAAATTCCCGGATCAGCTTCGAGTTGGGAAGCATGATCCGATGTGTGCCTCCGCGCCAATGGCAGCCGACGCACCGTACCCCTTTATACTCTATTATATCCCCAGTGGAAAGCTTCCACACACGGAGATTACAAGGTTGCCCGGATTCAAGCAACCGGATCGCATCTTTTCTGTTAATTGCTCTTATCATACTATTTAAAAGTTTTATCAAAGGTTTTATCAAAGGTCCTAGTAGCACAAAATACATTCAGAATATTCTGATTCCGTTTGGCGATACGATAAGTTACCTGAAAGCTGAACAGAGAGTCCAGGTCATTGGTACGTTTAGATTCGGATTCGGTTATAGTGATCTGACGACCTATCTCTCCTTTTTCTATCAGATAAGCCTCCGTAGATCGTGCCAGTTCGTCTACCAGGCAAACCATTGTTTCCGGAATAATTCCGGTATTAGCTTTCACGATCCTATTTTCCTCTATATGATAGTTACGATATTCTCCATTCACGTAGGCGGCGGACCGGGATATTTCCGGAGCATCCTCTTTGGTTCCTGTAAAATAGAGAGTTTCAAACAGTCCGAACGAATTTTTAAAGATGATATCCGGTTCAGAATCGTAGTGTTGACTAACACAAAACATCTGTGTTCTGTCGCCTACCACAACTTTATAGGCGACCAGAGTCATTCCCTTTTTCACGAAATTGAGAGGAGATACATCAATCGTTATGATTTGCATTTCGGCAGCGTTTATCGGCACAGCCCATTCAAAAACATTAGATGTTTTCTTCATTTCACTATCCACATAGTCAGCATATATTTGAACTGCAACCTGATTACCTTCGTCTCCGGAGACGAAATCTTCATCAGTAGTTACAAAATGCAAGTATTCTTTTTGACCTAAAGCTGTAACTTTAGCCCCCATCAGCGTCGAGAGAAAGAAACGATTAATAAAATCATCCGCAGATATATTCACGTCTGCCTTACAATACGAAGCCGTAAAAGAGATTTTTGATTGTTTCAGAATACTATTAGTATCTGAAGAAATGGCCGTTATCTCGATCTCAAAATTAGAGATCAATTTATCTTGTAAATAAGGCTCTATTAATGAGGGTAGCTCATAGATTACTATCTCATTATTGGCATCCGGAACATAGTTTTCGGATAATATTGTTTCTACTCCATGTCGGAGTTCAAACTTTGCAGAATATTCCGATCTAGTCCCAACCATAGAAAAGGAAAGACGGTTTAAAGCAGACGAGAAAGAGAATTTTTTTATTCCTTCCTTTATTACAAGATCAGGCGTAACATAATCGACTCTGAACGTTCGGGTAAAAGCTCCAGTAGTAGTTGATGTAATATCCAAAAACCACTCCCGCTTTCCTGATTTCACAAAAGGTTCAAGAAGATATCCTATATCTTCAATCTTTGCCGGATGTTCAGTGAATACCCACCTATACGTTTCCACTTTTTCACCGTCTGTATCCAAATAACTTATTACGGCTGTAGAAGTCGGTGCTACGGACAAAGTAATAGAATATACCAAATCATACCTTTCATAAGAATAGAAAAAATCCGGTATATCCTGTGTCACTACTATTTTTGGCCATGCAATAGTCATAATCCTTTTTTGATTTCAAAAATATCGCTAGGGCCTGGATCATAAAAAGACAGAGGCGCAGCGTCTCACGACGTTACACCTCTTACATATCTAACCAAAAAAAATGTAGAAATATTCTATTTACGGAGCATCATCCATTTAGGCAATAAATCTTCGTCTACTTTGACCTTATATCCCGTATCACGCATCACGGATGATATTTGGTTTAAACTAATCTCCACCATATCCGCCAAATCATCCTGAATATTTTGAGTGGATTTCAACATTATATTTTCCTCATTGCCATCAGCCGGAAGAAAGGACATTAAGTATTGAATCAATATATCTTCCTCGATGCTTACCTGATTATCTTTATTCTTTTTCATGTTCTACCTCCTTTCTGTCATTCAATGCCATCGTTATCTGTCTTTGCAGTTCTTCCAGTTCCTCACGAGAAGCACAAAAAGAACCCTGCCCCACCTTGAGTACAGTAAAGTCCTCAAATTCACGTTTATCACCTGTATAACAGACAACCTTTTCTACACGAAATACAGGGGTTCTCATTGCAGTATTCCTTTCGTACACTCGCTATATTGGTAGATAGAACGTACTTTCACAATATCCAAAGCAAAAACAGTGTCCGGACACCCACATTTATCCACCGAAGCACTAACACGAAAGCTAGTACCATCCAAGGGCCCGGCACTGAAACGGATTGGTTTCAACTTCGGGTGTTGTGCATTGATCTCCTCTATTTTCAAACGAAGCTCTTCTACAAGTGCATCCCGTGATATTTCATCAGGAATGAGCACTCTTTCAAATTTCGTAACGTAATCAGTAACTTTCTTCCATGCCCGATTTTTCGGAGCATAGGTGCTCAAATGCTGTACAAAGAATCTCATTTCTGACCTCCTTTCTCATTTAAAGTGAAATTCAATACGCCATGATTTTGAATGTAGATTACCAAACCATTTTGCCCTTTACGAACTGGAAGCGATTCAGCACCTTCAGCAATATCCAACAGGAAGTCAGATACTATTTTTTGCAGTTTCTCAACAGATACATTGCGTCTGTCAGCGCGTTTGTTTTTGTTACTCATACTATCATGATTGTTTGACTTATAGGCAGTAAAAAGACGGCTGCCATTTCCCGTGTCGTCAAACAATCATGATAGTTCACTCCAAAGAGCAGAAATCACGTGGGAAAGGCAACCGCCTATATCAAAAGTGAGGGCATAAAAAAAGCCCATCGAATTTCGTTGAGCACTTAACCGCTGCATCTAACGTAGTGAACAAATCACCATGATTGTTTGACTCTGCAAATATGAGGATTATATTTGAAAGTGCAAAAAGAAATAAAACTTTATTTTCGCAATGGAGCCAAAAATGTTTCATCTACATACTTCCTCCAGTCAATAACATGCTGTAGCCCCATTATATCAATAAACTCTGTTTCTGACAATAATTCAATATCTATTCCTTCCTTTTGGTACTTAATTGCTTTTCTTTGTTTCTCACTTAAACCATCAGGACCAACTTGAGAAGGATTTTGTACACCAACAACTAAATAATTGGTTGTTTTGGATAGTCCATTAGGGCATTTTCCACCAATCACTTCAACATAATGCTCTGCATCATCTCTTAGAAAATACTGCAGTTTACCTGTAAAGACTACATTCTGTTCATAGAATAGATGATCCTTTTCAAATTTAGATTCATCCAAACTTTCTTCATCCCTCACGCGTGGTTTATAAATACGCTTAATTCCGCATTTTATGTAATCCTCAGAAGAAATACGACCTAATACTAACTTATTCTTTTCTACAAAATCCAGTAAATCATATTCTTCTTTGTCCTTACAAGCATTTATTATAAGTTCACACCAGTTCATTGCAAGGTTCAATGGTAATCCATCGAGTATATTAACACCTAAAAGTTCACAAAGATAATCGAAAGCATAGGAATGGATTGATATGCTTCTCCGCAATATATTTTTTGCAGTCAAATAAGATATAGACTCACAGTCTATATGAAACTTACGAATTGAATTAAACAAAACATCTGAATCATAACCATCGGCTGTAGATATTAATACCGGATACTCTCGTATAAAAGTATATACTTCAGCCCAATGCGCCATAAAATTACCCTTTCCTTTTAACTCTTCCAATTGAGTACCGGAAGACATAAATTCGAACATTTCATCTTCAGGGTCTACCATAAATTCCTTTTTCTCGACTATTTGAGAGTCTTTTACTCCAACTAATGCTATACGACACGGAGTATCTTTGTATTGGTTACAACATTCAATACGTACTAACGCAAAATTTAAGTGTTTCATTATATTGTGATATATTTTATGATAAATAATATCACAAAGATATACAAAATATAGAGAAACTCCTTTTTCAGTAACAAAAAAAGGCTCCCAACCCGTGGAAGCCCTTTGATTTGTCTTAATAAGATTTAATGAATTAATAATGATGTATCCGATATTTTAGTACCAATGTCCTTCAGGGCATTTGATAATATATCCAACTCTTCGTTAGTGAAAGCCGCCGGCTTTCCATTTACACACGTCCCATTAATCCGCTGATAAATCCATGATTTATCTTTTCCGAAATAACGTTTTGCAATATACGATAAAGAAATAATATCCTGTATTTCTATTAACTTTTCTTTCATATTAATATCCGTCCTTTTGACGCGTCGAGATTCACGCTTCTTAGCTAAGAGTTCACGCATGATTTTTCCTCCTTCTTTTTTCTCTTCCGGAGTCAAGGTCGCATTTAGTTCTGCAAAATAACAATCCACAGCTTTTCTCCCTTCAATCGTTGTAGATTCAGACATTTTGTCAACTAGTTCCTGTATTTTATCACGTAAATCCATAATATATAATAATTGGGGTTATTCTCTAAAAAGCGATGAAGTAAATGATAATGATTTGAACAGTCCCCCTTTCAGGGGACCGTCAAATCATTCATCCTGCTGGAGAAGTTTAGCCAGTTCTAAAACCAGGCGTTTGACTTCATTTGCAAAATCCGATTCCGAATACCATCCATCCCGAAGGAGTTGTTCTTCAAATCGGAGAAGAGAGCTTAGTTCACCAAGGATTCTCTTCCGGTCCTTTAGACCTTCATCATTATCAATCATCGCTGTCTTATTAAGACAATGCAAATATAATCATCTTTTAGTTATTACCCAAATAAAACAGCAAAAAAATAATCAAAAGATGATTATTCCTAAATTCGCAATTCTATTGCGTCAAACAACCGCCGATTTGAGGCGCCCCCTCCGTGGTTGAAGGAACGGAATAAAAATCAATCTACCTATTTTTGGGTCCCATCCCGTTTTGCGAGTGTGCGAGCAAAACGGGATGGGATGCCCCGCATCCCTCCCTCCCCCCTATAAAAGTCCTTTATCCGAAAAGCTATAAAACGCTTTATTCGCTATAATTACATGGTCTATTAGATTGAGATTCAAAATATTTCCAGCTTTCCTTATTTCTTCCGTTAAATTCTTATCCTGTATACTGGGACGGTTATTTCCACTCGGATGGTTATGTACTACTGCAAAACGAGTGGCTCCCGACTCTATCAATACCCGTATCAACAAACGAATATCCACGGGGGCAAAATCAAGACCACCAACAGACAAACGCACTTTCTTTATTACTCTCGATGCGTTATTTATCGCTATCACCCAAAATTCTTCGTTCTGAAGTTGCCCTATCAATGGATGCATAAGGTCAAAAATATCTTTGCTCATACTTATTGTTCTACGCTCTACTTGCGTAGACTGCTGCCTCTTATACATCTCGACCGCTGCAATAGCAACTTTCTTTCGTCCAGGTGTCAAAGACGCAAACAAATCATCCAAGTTTATAGTATCAATGTCTTTCTCAAAGTTACTCACTAACTGGCGGCTATTGGATAATTCGTACATCAGTTCACTATCACTCATATACCTGCAATCATTGTCAAATAAAGTCTCCATAATCATATTATTTTAAAATTGTTTTACCTAAAAAATACCCTCCTAAAACTATTGCACCAAGATTTTCCAAAGCACACGCGAAACGTGCGTAGCTTGTACCCTGCGTGAGAATGTCATCAAAAATAAGTATCCTCTTTCCTTTAAAAAATTGCTTATCAAAAATGATAATTTCTGCATCCCGAACCGTCTTACTACCTTTAGATTCATGTATTGCCAATCTTCCCCCCTCTATTGTAATAGCCGGATACGCATTTTTACATCCCGTAAGGCGTGCAACCTCTTCCGTGAAAGATTTGTAGCGAAGTGAATTTCTATTCGAGGAACTTGCTGGAATACACGCCAATGTCACATCTTCACAGTGCGAACCAAATTGCTCCCTCATTTTTTTTGCAATGAGTTCCGCCACCGATTCACTACGCTTACCGTCTTTAAAATCCCATATCATCTTTCTAATTGCCCATTCCCGTTTATTTGCTTCATATTTAGTGGGTAAATAATCGAAGAATGAAAACATAAACTTTGCCCATTGGCTTTTCCATGATTTTGGGACGTTGCTTTCTACTGTCATAGTTGTTTGATTTTTATTATCTTATTTATCATATTTTCCATATACAAATATAACTATTTTTCGCCTACAAACAAAACACAAACATCTATCTATCAACCACATACAAACAAGCATAAAATAATAACAAACAGAGATACATCTTTCATTGCCTAACAGGAAGAAAAAAACTTTTACCTCAAAAAAATGCCTTTGAGAAAAAACGTCCAACAGAAGCAAGCACAAAGCTCAAAAACCTTTCGTATCGCAAACAGATGTTAATAATATCAAATATAAATCACTGTAAAACAACTAATTACCTAAAAAAACACCCTAAAATTGCAGCACAAAATTTCATTTTTCCAGTCCTCAAAAAATTATGGAGCTGATACACAACGCACTAACATAGCGCAGCCCGCACTTTCGTGCGGAACTGGCGAAGCCTACCCCCCACCGCCCTATCCAAAAAATCTCATTACCGCCCTCTTTTTCAGCGGAATATGTAACAAATCTTTACTTTCGCGGACGGTACGCGGCTATCGTGCGAAAAAAATAAAACCGCCATCCGCTTTTCACGAATGACGGCAATAGAAAAAGTAATTACCGAATTAACCGGCTTAGGGATAGCAGAGAAAATCAGAAATCGGTCGGGTCGCTCCCCGTCCTATTTCTGATTGCAACGAATAGCCCGGCCCGTAGGGAAAGCCCCAAAGCAATTACATGGAAGAAGTAACAAAGAGATTAAAGTGCTGCTTAGGGAACTTCTCACAACCAATACACAACGTATCGAAAGCATCCGATCCATCCGTTCTCCCCTCCAGTTTATCATCTTCCGTTTCAGCAAGCTTCTCCCCTCGCTTATCCTTGCCACCATTATACACACCTGCCGTTTGAATAGAGATGAGCAGGTCCTCATTATTCTGCTCATTAAACATAGGTATCAAAGTAGCACGACCGGAGAACATACGATTGATTAACAGATGCTTCTCTATATGATTCATAGGTTTACCGATATACACTTCCTGCACGTCCCAACCACGCTTTTTAAACTCATGTACAATCACCCACCGGAAGTCCTGGTCATTGACCGCATAATTACTTCCCAGGGCCGTACTATCATAATAGAATATCACTTTCTTACGCTTATGGTGTCGATAGTACTTACAGAAGTCATCAACCAACTCCGGAAGCTTACGTTCATACTTTACAAAGAAAGACTTTAATATTTTGAGCTTATTCCCTTGCGGTTGCCCGGCTACTAACCAGTTGATATTCGCATTATAATCAAATGCAATGCAGATAGGTGCACCCGCTTCTATATCCGCATCAGCCAAAGAGGTTGGCTCTTGCAGCTTATCAAACTTATACTCAAGACTATCCAGGTATGAAAAATTAGATGCAGCATATTTATGGAATGGACGCATAGAGGAATAGAACCCATCACGAGTGATGCCTATCCTCTTGCAAAGAATAGAGGTTAGAAAAGTAAGTGGTGGCAGATCACGTTTCATATCATTCACCCATTTCTCACCCAATACCTGCATATTCCATATACTTGAGTACTCCTTATACATCACAGCAACGGAACGCATCCGGCAAAGATCACGATACAAAGTACGCAGATAAGAACGCAGATAGGCAGGCACGGTCTTTCCCGCTCCTACCATGTCTTTAACTTTCTGCTTTGTTTTCCAAATCTCAAAAATCGTACCCTGTATAACTTCGATAAGCTCCGGATCGCATTTCTTTTCGTAATCAAGGAACCAGGAACCCTTCTTCGTTACAGGCATATCAGAGGTGATCAACTTCGAATGATGAAAAAAATGCTGCCCGAAATACTGTTTGTTACCACGATTGGCCGGAAGAGTTTCATCTTTCAGTTGCTCAAAATCAATAAACTTTGCTTCATCGACGTCCAGTGCATCATAAGAATGTGAATTAGATGTACCGGAGCGATCTTGAGAAATGATGTAACCAATCGATCCATTATACAAAGAAATGATATTTTCCCAATTATCCGGTTCAAAAATAGGTTCACCCCATCCCCATGACTTCGGCGGTTTTTTCCCAACACACCAATGAAGATCACGTTTAAATCCCCAATTTTCCCAATGGATGAGCATAGAGGGAAGAGTGTTTGTAAGTACCCGTTTGCAGTTCGCTCCTACGATACCGGTGATACTTCCCGGCATACGCTGCATATTACGGAGATTCCAGGCAGCATGAATCAATCCTTTTCCAATACCACGACCACCCACTATCACAGTATCTTTAGCAGCCGTGTACATTACTTCCTGTTGCGGATCATTAAAGTATTGTTTCATCTTTCTTTGTCTTAGTGTTGAAAATCTCGTCCTCGTTAAATTCTATCTCCTCAAATTCAACATCTTCGATATCTTCCGACCAATACTGCTGTATTTTTGACTTTATCTTTTCCCGGATGTTAGGAATTGCTTTAATACCCAATACGCTAGGATCATCTGTCGGTTCGAAAGGTTGAACCACAATCTTATCATATCCTTTATCCAGGATATCTTCCTTATCAAGCTGCGTATATTTACCATAATAATTGGCAGCAGCACCCATCGCACGGGCGTCTTTGATACGTTTGGCCATTTCATACGTCTCGTCTATCATCTGGCAGAACTTATACCGGTGATAATCCTTTGTTGTCTTGGCAAGATCACCCAGGAGACGTTTTATAATCCGGATATCCTCATAGGCCGTAGACTTACTAACTTTATAACGCAGCTCCAGTTCCGCAACTATTTCCAAATCCTTTTTACGAGGGAACTGCAACCAAAAGTTATACATATCACGCAACCGTAGCAATCTCTGTTGAATCACTTCCGGCAGTCCGTCAGCCGACATCTCATCAAGATCGGCAAACAGATATTTTTGACACACATCAATAGTAGCAGGAACAGGCATATTATAAATCTTCGTCAGAATCCATGTTTAAGAGATAGGCATTTGTGAGCTGCACCGCTAACGGGCTTCCCACATTGGCCAACTCTATTTCTTGTTTACGTAATTTTAGTGCGGTAGATGCTTTGGCATGATGATACGCACGAGAAATGGGAGTTGTCCGATTGCGAATGTCAACACGCAGTTGATCTACATCGACATTGAGCAATACTGCCATGTCGCCGATAGGAGTTAAACATTCAGCAAGCTCCTTTATTTGCTCAAGTTGCAGGGTTGAATAGTCCATCTAATTGAATTGCATTAGTGTTTACAATCTCCGCAAACCTATCCTGTAAATCAAGGAAAACGTGCGGATCAGTAGTTATCATTCCAGATTCAGTCCGATTTCCCCTGGTCTGATTTTGCGAAGTGCATATCGAAACCATCCATTTAGAGTTCCGAATAAGAATCACCTTCGAGTGATTCTCTGCCAGGTAGACATTATCAAAGACATTTGATATGAATGTATATAAGTTCACGGTTTTCCGGGATGCCTTCAAGTCAATCAACATGGTTGCTTTCGTGAGCATCCCCTTTTGACGAAGCTTAAAAATTTTCCTTAGAAACTCTTCTGAAGTAGAGAATGTAGAAATGTAAATTTCAGCCGGACCAGTCTCGGAAAGGATTTTTTCTATGATATCAAACAACTGTATCCGATTATCCAGGTACGCTTGTAGTGGCGTACCTGATATCGGTTTTATAATCAGATCAACAAGTTTCATTTCACTTTCAAACCTAAAGTAGCCAATTCATTCACCTGGTCAACTTCTACAGTATTTCCGGTTGAAATAAGATAGTCATAACGCTCTTGTACCTTAGCCAACAATGCTAAATACTTCTTTGCGTCCGAGTTCTTGAGGTCGGCCAACTTCTTTTTATTGTCTGAAAGATATTTGCGCGCTGCACCCACTTTCTTGGCTATTGTTGCCGGATCATCTTCTACCTTATCCTTTTTATCTTCGTCAGCAGGATTAGTACCAGGAACAAAAGAATCATAAGCCTGCATATTGGTACGATATCTCTTTTCCGATTCGTCCAACTGTTTGAGATACTCGTAACGATCGCAAGCCGTTGCATTTTCCATCGCTTTCAACTGTTCAAAAAGGTCTTTAATCTTAAACCAAAGTTCCGCATTTTCCTCCCATAACAGTCGGATTTCTTCGGGCAGAGTATCGTGATCAGCACGTTTACCCTTTACTTTCTTGCCTTCCTGGGGCGCATCGTCATCACTGGAGATTACCGGAACGCCTTCATCTAAAACGATTTGTGCCGCAGGCAGTACGGTTTGATTCATCTGTACCACATCTTTAACCGTTTGGCGGTCCAAGCGGATTTGCAGGTACTTACGAAGTTCATACGCTACCTTATCAGCAAAAGAATCCGGTTTCCGGATCACTCTCTGGAAAAAGAGTTGATTACGATTGAGGGAAAGAAGCATGGTCGCACCTTCCTCAACATTACGTTCACCAGGCGACTGATTCAAATAAGCCTGTATTTTTTCTGTCAATTTATCATCCATAGTCTAAATAAATTAAAAGGTGGTGGCATAGACCAGCCACGCCACCACCAACCAACTAACTAATTAAAAAAGCAACAATTAAACTTCCGGATCACTCCAGGCCGAACCGTCAGCACCGGAAATATCTCCGTCCTCTGTCTCAATTTTACCGGGATAGAATGGAGCCGGGCAAACGTCCGGAGCTTCAATTTCAAGCGTTGTTCCTGCTTCTCCTGTATATCCTTCGCCCAAAGCTTGAGATACTTTCGTGTCCACGTCAAACTCGTCCGAACCGACCACACGAAATTTCTTGTTACGCTGTTGAACCAGGAACACAAGATTATCTATATTCGCCTGGCGTGCGAATCCCGTTGCTTCTTCATCCGTTCCGGCGTGTTTCAACGTAGATTTATTCAATGATATCCGGCTAGGTTTATCACCTTGTGATTCCGAAGTAACATTAGATTTCGCATCCAGTGAATCCAAACTTAGCCACTTTTTGTCAGCAACTAAAACAAAATTTCCCTTATATGTAGCCAGTTCCCCCATAGCCTTAGCCTCTTTTGGAGACGGCAACTTCGGCCATGAAACAATGTCCATTTTGGGAATGTAATACACTCTTTGTCGAATCCCAGGGAGTGTTGTCATGCCACTACACCAATCCAATGATTGATACAGGCTTGAATTTTCGCATTTGTCAGCCATATTTTTCCTCCTTTCTTAGACAGCAGCCACACCATCAATGCCGGCAACAAACAAACGTTCTTTCGAAATAGATTCGAACTCAACACCGAAGAACAGCGTAGCAATGAATTGCAGTACAAATGCTTTGAAACGTGCGATTTCAATGTTTTCCTCTTCTCCCATTTGGTTCACTCCAACCAACAGATTACGTTTCGGAGTTAGGTGAATGAACGGACTGTTCTTCTTATTCGACATCGGAATGATGTGTACATTATCAAAGCCCTCAACGGTCAATTTCTTGAATTGCGTATTGTAGGGAATGGAACCTACCGTCAACTGATAATCATCACAATAATCGTTATACACGTGCTTTGGTACGATCAGTTGCAAAGTTTCTTCATCCGTCAATAATTCATCAGCCTGGCGACAGATTGCCTTCAAAACATCAACAGCATTGGTTTTATCAATGGCGTCAATCTTCATAAAGTTACCCAGGTCAGCAGACAACTTATTAGCGTCAAGCTCTCTTTTTGTAATGGTGTCAAACCCATTAAACAGGTCCTTTGTTTTTTCTCCTGCATCATTCCTGACAGCGTTCCAAAGTACTTTGTTTATATTCGTACCCAGTTTTCCACAAAGAAAAGCAACAACGGCATTGGTAATCTCCGTATTCTTTAATCCCTCACCTTTCGTAATGTCCGATCCCCAAATAGATTGATAAATTTTGTTCGGAGAGAAGTTACGAACTACCGAACCAAAGTACGTGTACAAGGTTCTAGGATTAACGATTACCTCGTCATTATCTTCACGCGTTTCAGAATAAGGTCCGAACTCGATATCACCGGAAAGTTCCCCTACGGTTTCAGCATAACGAATCCCCGGCCTTAAACTCATGTACTGCAAAGAGTTTGATAATGCCAAAATAGGCATTTTTAAAAACTCTTTGCGCAATTTGCGAGCACTCTTTTGTAGTTCCTCGCTAGTCAAATTAACTCCTACTGGTAAAATAGCCATATTATATATAGTCTTTAATTAAGTTATACATCTCTTGAGCAGACTTCCCGGTCTTTCCGGCTTCTTCTTCTCCTTCAATATGACGAGTATCATCTCCTGCATTATCTTGCAGATTTTGAATCTCTTCATCCTTTTCATCAATAAGAGTCTGCTTATCGGAAACATCCTGCTCCAAAGCGTTCATTCTGTCATTGATTAGTTTCACCTGGTCCTCTGTAAGTGACACTTTACCGGAACCATCAAATGACAATCCTTTTACATTCAGGACTGCATTAATTTTCAAATAGTCATTTTTCATTGTTGTAACATTATTATCTGAATTAGAGAGAGTTGCATCATTCCCTTTAAATGAGGAAATGAAACGCTCTAATTTATTAGTTAAGCCACGTAACAAATTAGAAGTAGAATCCGCCTGGCCGTCATGCTGTCCGATAGGAAGTGCAGGAAAACCAAGCATATTCAATTTCTCTGCAACTCTGGAAAAATCGAATTTTTCTTCATCTTCTTCAATGATTTCATCAATAAAACCTTGTTCCAAAGCTTCTTGAGCCGTCATCCATTGACCTGCTTTTAGAATATCAAGAATGTCCTCTACCTTTTTCTTACAACGGTCAGCGTACATACTTGCCAATACCAAATCATATTTGTCATTCTCAAGCTTATTTTCTTTCAGTTTATCAATCAATGACTGAATCTGATCCGCGTTGTAATTGCCCCAAGCATCAATATGATTACTGACTTTGTGCACCATAAACATGGAATACTTAGAGGCACACACCTTTTTAGCACCAAGCGCAACAATTGTCGCGGATGATGCAACACAACCATACAGATAGGCAGTTACATTCCCATGATCAATAAACTGCTGACGAATATCCAAACCGTCAGCAACCGAACCTCCTAAACTTGAAATACGAACATTGACAGGCTTGCCTTTCAAACCTGCCAACTGATTCCGGATATACTGTTGGGAATATCCCCAACGCCCGATAATATCGTCAATGTTGAGATTATACGTCATATCGCAATATTTTTTATTGCAATATTACGCCTATACATTATTTAATAAAAAGACCTTAATCTAGTTGAAAAAGCATGGGAATCGTATTAGAATAAGTTACGGTCATGGTAGAACCGCATCTAGTAGATGTAGAATTAGGATAGTTTTCACTGAAAGTAACAATCGGGAAAGGTCGTTTATCAGTACCGATCAAAAATCGTTCTCCGGAAACGGTAGTCACCCGAAAACACAACTTTTTATTTCCCACTTCAAATCCTTCCGGAAGAAGTACGGTCAACTTAGATGTATGGATACGTACCTTATTCTCTATTTTTTCACTTGTCTCGACGGAAGAAAGCCCGACAGTATCTAAAATAGAAAAAGGTCGATAAATTTGAAGAAGAATCGAATTATCATTGATAATTGTAGAGTTAACCAGGTGCTTTGCCTCTATGATCTCTACTTTCTTTATATGTTTTAGAATACTACTCATAGTTGTTCGCTGTTGTTCGGGGTTGTTTAAAATAGCTTTCCTTATCCTCTTTTTTTCGTGTTAAAGAGTTTAAAAACACACCTCTTTTATTGTATGAATTACGCATACGGTAATATTTCTGTCTTACAGTCTCTACATAATCATCATCAATACCATGAAGCTCGCACCAGGCAGCAATCGTTTTATTCAGTCCAACAGTTCCATCAAACATACCATCCAATTCAGCCCACATATTTCTCCTGAACAAATCCTCTATCGCTTCAATAATGGCATCCTTTGCCTTCGGACCTAAGTAATTGAATACAGCGGGGTCTTTAGCTTTAGAGTCGGGAATAAGGATTGCAGTTGCGCCGGCAAATGGCATCTCCGGCTGTTTCCCCTCCGGTAGTTTTTGAAGAAAACGACGGATAACAGAATTTTCATTGCTTTGTGCTGGAAAGCAAACAGGATTCCCAAGGGCGTGTATAAGCCATTGAGACAAGTACTTTTCAAGTTTAATGTAGAAAACAAAGTTGCTCATAATCAATTATATTTCGGACACAAAAGTAATATATATACTTCAAAGGCAATATTTATATCTCATAAAATAATATATATATCACACACCTATTATGGCTTCTACACTTACTACAACTTCTACAAAACAGTAAACACCTATAATACAGAAGATTAAATACTTTCAAACATTCTACAAAGTGTAGAAAAGTAGTAAAATTGTAGGTGAATTGTAGTAGAATTAAGGAAAGCACTCATTTTGTAGAGAAATGTAGTAGATATGTAGAAATTGTATTTATTATTAAGTTATTGATTATTAATATTGTAGAAGTTGTAGTAAGTGTAGAAGCTATTTTCTCCGCTAAATAAATAAAGCTCTTTTCTTTCTATACCCAATAAAAAAGGGTGTAAACATATCGTCTACACCCTTTCTACAACTTATACATGAATCAAAATTCCTTTTCATCTTCATCATCTTCTACATATACATTAATGTCTATACCGTACATAGCCTTTATCTTCGCATAATCAAAGCAAAGAGCCTGATCAACGTCTGAAGTACTTTTCCTTTCTTTACCTCCTATTGAGTTTTCGACCTCCCTGGTTGCTTCATACCCACCTTTCATCATTCTTTTAAACCGTACCGATGGTTTCAGCCCGCAATACTCTTTCGACGCCTTGAGATAACTTTCCAACGTCCGTTCCGGGATGGCCACATCACCCACCTGGCGAGCATATTTTTTATAGAGCATAAATAACCGGTTCTTTCGAAGCTGCAAGACCTCGGTAGGATGTTGAAATTCGATCTTCCCTTCTTTGGTCTGAAGTTTATCCAGGATATCAATACGGTAATCTCCATCCAGTTGTATTTCGCCCTCCTGGTGCAAAAATGAAACCATATTCCAAAAAGTGGAAAGCTCGTTACTTGACTTACATGACTTATTCTGCTCGACAATCAATTCTACAAAAACAGGAAGTATTTCCTTATAAGAGAAAGGAAAATCAATATATGATTCAAGTGTCTTGAAAGCCGCTAACAACGTCTGCCAGTTCCGGAGAATACGATCTTCTACTACTTGCTGCTTGAGATGATCCAAGATATCATCACCGCATTGTTTATAGTTGGCAACAAATCCCTGCTGCATCTTTGCCCGGTGAGAAAGAAGCTGCAAAGTTAAATGTGTCAGTCCCATACCCTGAATACGAGTTAAGTCCATAAAACGGGCTTTTTCTTCCTTCGTATATTCTGTCTTTTGGAACTGAAGAAAAACAAAACGGCTGAACAAGGCGATATCGGCAGTTGCCATTTCTTGTCCGGACACGATAACCGCCGAATCTACTGAAGTAATTTCCCGCTTCTTGTCACGGTCCATATTCATTCGGGATCGTCCGGTTCCATCCCATAGTCCCTTTAGAAATTCCCGCTTCTCCAGGTCTATATCATTTTTAAATTCATCCAGGTGTACGATGGCGTTACTACATTGTGCTATCGTATCATTTAATGCCGCAATAGTGGCATTACTAATGTTAGGCGGGGTGTTACGAATGATAAAGAAACTCATTAAGGTGTTTCCTAATTCCGATTTACCTGCACCTTTCTGGCCGAATAAATTAAGAATTGGAAAGCTTTTTGTATGTGCCACAATGATATCCCTAAATAGTGCGGCCAACAGAAAACACAGTCCTACCTTACCATTGTCGGAATATACCGATACGATTTTCTCCGCAATTTCCCGCATCGATATCGAATTATAATTCAGGTGGACAAACTTGCGTTCGAACTGGAATAACTTGTCATCATTCACATAAATCTTGCTACTTGCTGGCAAATAGTAATTTTCCCCTTTACTAAGACGAACTATTCCATATTCATCGACAGGTTTCCACTGGCCATCCCAATACACACCATTTCCAAACGCATAGAAACCCTGTCGCTGCCATCCCATCTGCGTGATCTCCATAGCAGTCTCCGTCTGCTCATATAAAAACTTTTTCAATTTAATCAATTCTTTTTCCGAAGCTTCAAAAATAAAGTTGCCTAAACCCTCCACCCGTTGACGAAACTTAGATAGCGAAGCTAGATCTTCCTGTTTCATCTCTATGATTTCTTCTTGCTTATTTTCGTTTTTAATACGATACATACGCTTTGGATTTAGGGAATCGCGAATATGAAACATAGGTATCATTACAAAATTTGACCATTGGATATCTTCTCCACCTTTGGTATTCATCATATAATACCCACCATACTTTTCAAAGAAACCGTATTTTATATACAGTTCCCGGTCAAATGATTTACCCTTTTCTAAAACCTGCCTGGCCTTACGTTGTGTCCTGGCAAATTTGATGGCCTTATTCCATAAGTTCTTATCCTTATAAAACTCTCGTACCTTGCCTAGATACATCTCTTCTTTCATTTCATCATCCAAGAGTGCAATCAGATTACAGACCTCTGTGACAACTGTGTGAACGGCTTCTGTTCCCGTCCGATTATGAAAAAGTTTATCCGCATACCAAACAATGAAGTCCTCTTCCTTTAAATCTTCAAACTTGTTTTTTGAAGTACAATAGCTATCCGGATCATTTTTTGTGTTTCCTTCTCCCGGTGGCAGTTCTCTCACCCGTACATTAAAGCCTAACTTTAATGCAGCTTTCCCGTTTTCCATCACCGATTTTACTCCTACGGGATATTCTTCATCAGTTTTTTTAATATCAGCATCCGGAATAAAACAGATATTGGCCGTCATTTTTTTAAGTTGGCCAAACTGATTTTCTGTCCATGATGATCCAAGTGAAGCAACAGTATTTGGTATTCCGATCATGTGTAACCGAAGCACATCCGGTCCTCCCTCGACACAATACACCCTGTCTCTTTTTACCGCTTCCCGGAAAGCATAACTGATACCAAATATACTTGTTTCTTTATTGTATATCAGAGAATTATAAGAATTAAAATATTTGGCAACGCCATCCTCTCCGGAAATATCCCGGCAAGTAAATCCAATGATCCGAGTTGCTTTGTCATAAATAGGAATGACAATCCTGTCACGATAGAAATCATATATACGGTCTTTTTCCTCATTCTTCTGTAAAAGCCCCAATTCCAAAAGAAGATCAATATTCAAAACATTATCCTGGGCATACTTATACAATCCATCCCATTTAGGCAGTGCATATCCCATGCCAATAGACTCGGCAAAATCCATGCTCCAACGTCTTTCAATATAAACTTTAGCCTTATGTTGTTTGAGATTACTTTGATAATACTTGGCTACCTCTTCATTGAGAATATAAAGGGCTTCCTTTTTTAATTGTTTCTGCCGATCAGCATCAGACAATGGAGCTTCATCCGGTAGAGGGATATTGTTATGCTGTGCTAACTGTCTGACAGCTTCCCGGAAATCTATATTATCATACTTCATTAAGAACTTGATGGCGTTTCCTCCTTCGTGACACCCCTGACAATACCAAAAGTTCAAAGCCGTGTTGACTTGAAAGCTAGGAGTTTTCTCTGAATGAAACGGACACAACCCCACATACCTGGCTCCCTTCTTTTTTAGTTCGACCTTTTGGCTTATTAAGTCCACCAGGTCGGTTGCATCCAACACCTGTTCTATGATTTGTTCACTGATCATTAAAATCTATATTTAAAGATTATAGTATGGTGACGGCTCAAAGCAATATCATCTTTATGAACTCCTGCCCGGTAATCTCTCTGATACCATCCCGCCACTTTTATAAATAGTTCCCAATTTTCCTTTTTAACTTTTTGCTCTATATAAAATAACTCGCCAACTTGAAGCCGATCAAGCCGGAGAAAGACTTTCCTGATATATTCTTTCAGTTGATCTTCACCCATGATCTCCGCATACCGGTCATACCAACTCCAGTCGTCCGTAAATTTATAATGTGACAGATCAATCATTTTAAAGGAATATCATATTTTCTTTTGCGCATGGAGTGCGTTCCTACATAACATCTTCCAAAGCCATCCCACTGAACTTTTTTCGTTCCTGGAACCGTTTTCCTTTCTCCATTCTGAAAAACCTTTTTCATCACAGTAATAGTACCTTTCACTTTCCGTACCTCTTGTGATTTCTTAGTATAATAGACATGGGTAAATTCAATGCCTTCAGGCTTTGCATGTTCCCAAGCTCCGATATTAAATAACTGATAACTATTCATAATCATTTGGTTTTATGTTATATATAATATCCACTATAATCAGGATGATTACTTTCTAAAACAGCTTTCATTGCATCCTCAATATTATCAAAATAACCTAAGGAAACAGCATCCGAACCTGTTTCCTCATCGTATGGAGTGGGATAGCCTGCTTCGATTTTCCCTTTATTTTCACCGACTACCACTTCTTGAACCCATCCATAGATTCTTGTCTCCCATTTATCAAACATCATACTTTTACCCATTATATACTCTACTTTTATCAAGTTATAGTCATTAGGATAATTGACGTTCTGTTCCCAATAAGATTCTGAATTATCAACTGTTATTTTATTCATTTCTGTTATTGTTATACGTTAATCATCATCTGATAAATCCATATATGCAACCTGTGCAAGTTCTTCCATCTCATCACAGAACTCTTCGTTATAGCAAGTTTCAATTTTTTCTCTGACAATGTTACAAGCGGCTTGAAAGCCAGCCATATAATCTACTTGAGAAATAGTTCTACCTGAATATTTCTCCGCCATTTTAATTACTTCTTTCTTATTCATATCTATTTAGTTATTAGTTAATTTCGCGCATCAACAGAATGTTACAATAAGCATCTGCATCTATTTTTTTTGATTGTATTGTATGAATTTTGAATCCAGCTTCTAAAAATTCAGTAAGTTCTATACCTGATAAGAAAAAAATCCTTATCTCAACATATTCGCCAGGCATTGTTAAACCCGACATCTCCTTTTGTTTCCAATATCTAACCCACGTATGTGCGCTCTTATTGAGAAGGTTGAAAATAATTTGTTCTATATTCATGTGTGTATCATTTTACATTATTCAACCAGTTCAAAGCTTCTTGCAAATTGGTTTTATAATCGGCATTATAAATATATGATACCTTATCCCCTCTATTATACTCCCGGTCATTATCAGTCTCTCCTATAATAAATTCCATATTGGGAGTACCTAGTCTAAACACACCTATACAATATGTTGTACCTATATATTTCTTACTTTTTTTGATTGCTAAAAGAAAAATACCTTCCATATTATTGCTCCTTTCTTATTTTAATTCTCTGAAAAAAGTACCGGGAACCACCCCGGTACTAAACAAACCCTAACCTGGGACTCAAACCCAACGGCTGTTCCTTGCAGCCGGATCATTTAATTATTAATATAAAAAAAGCCTATTAGCTCATCATCACTTTAAATAAATCGGCAGGATTGCCTGATCCTGTTAGCATTTCCTTTATTTTAGCATACTGATATACTTCTGTTATGAAGCGAGTAGCATGTTCATCTCTCTCCATCACTTCATTTAGCGCAGGAACCAACTCTTTTGGCTTCCCTGACAAAATACATCCAATGTTAGTTTTCTCTTGATTTTTCAATAAAATCACACTAAAACATTGCAATCCATTCTTACTACAAAAGTCTTGAATGTACTCTGTTAACTCTTTTACTGAATCAACTTTTTCTTGTTCTTCACTTGTTGCCATAATCTTTAATTATTTAGTTAGTTATTATTAATGCCTGCTAAGCAGGATATTCACTCTATTTCCTCACTTGCACAAATTAAAGCATCTCCCACTACACATCGAAAGACATCATTTTGATGAGCAATATATGTTGCTCTCCTATTGAGTGGTAGATGCATCAATTCACAATCCTTATGGATAATCATCACACTATCAATTTCGATTGGCAGAATCTCGACATCCCCTCCAATTACTTCTTGTGCTTCTCTTAACTTGAAAATACCTTCGTTTTCTGGAAACACCGGTATTTCTTTTCCGTTGGACTTGATAAGTATTGCCATTGTATTGCTGCTTTTGTTGCCATCTCCACCTGCGATATAAGATACTGTCATGGATGCGGTCAAATTCTGTTCGTATATTCATTGATTATGCGATTTATACCATGCTGCAATCTGGGCAATGGTCTTGAGTTTCAGTCGTACTTTAATGGCCTGTACATGATTGTACACCGTTCGTATAGATAAACTAAGTTCCGCTGTAATTTCTTCCGGTGACATATGTGATAATAGCTTGGCAACTTCCAT